GCCTGTCGATCGGCCTGTGGCGCAATGTGCTGGTGGTCGCTATCGGCTGGATGGTTGGTGTCAGCGTCGCGCTGGCCGGGGCCATAGGTTTTATTGGCCTGGTGATTCCCCATATGCTGCGCCTCGGCGGAATTACCGATCATCGTACTTTACTGCCTGCCGCCGCCATTGCAGGCGCGGCAACGCTGCTGATTGCCGATATTATTGCCCGTCTGGCCATGAGTGCCGCCGAGCTGCCGATCGGGGTCGTGACCGCAACACTGGGCGCGCCCGTATTTATCTGGCTACTATTAAAGGCGAGTCGCTGAACTCTTTGTAATAATTGAATATTATTCAATTTTGCATAACGCCGGGGGCACAGTGGGGGCACTCCGCTAAATTTTCCCGTTTAACATCTCTATCTGTTCATCGTTCATACGCACGATCCATTTTGAATATACGGTGTAAACCATACGCGCATTTTTATGCCCCATCTGGCTGGCAATGAACGATGGATTTGCACCAGCTGATAGTAACCAGCAGGCATATGTATGCCGGGTGTGGTAGGGACTACGATACCTTACGCCTGATTTTCTCATGGCGCCCGGCCATGTCAGGTTAATCGTGCTCTGAGAATAATGCCTGCTCATTTCCCCTTCATCATGGTTGGGCACGAAGCAGAATCTCAGGCTTTGCTTTTCAATTTTCCCACGTTCGCGGTGGTAAAAGTCGATCTCTGCGGGCACCTTTTTGCCAGTAAGCTCGAATTGCCTCGTTAACGCTTCCAGAGCCGGTTTTAGCAGCTTTACTGTCCTCACACCGGCGTTTGTCTTCGGTGGACCAAACTTCTTTGTGAGCGTCATTGTACGCTTAACATGGACCTCGCCATTTTTTAGATCGACATCCTCCCAGGCCAGACCGGTCAATTCCCCATGGCGTAAGCCGGTATAGACGGCAAACGTCCAAAGGTTTAAATGCTGACCCTGCCAGTGCTTAGATAGCTCCTGAAATTCTTCTTTCAGCAATGGGTCTGGATCAAGTTCAGATGTCTTCAGACTCTTTATGTTCTCAAACGGCTTGTGCTGGATGTAGTTACTCTGGTGAGCGAAGCTGAGCATTCTGCATAATTGCCCCATGAAGGCGTTAACAGTTCTGACGGTGCGTTGCCCATCGGATCTGGCCTTAAATTCCCCTTCAAGTAATTTCTTCCTGTACAACAACATATCGTTTAGCTGAATTTCTTCAAGAGAAGTGCTTTCTCCGATAATTTTCGTGAAGAGAGTACTGACCGAGCGAGTAATCATCATCGTTGCCGGGCTGATCTCCACCTCTTTCACTGCGTGATATGCATCGCACAGCTCTCCAAAGGTTAAGACGCTCTTTACGGGCGTCGAAAACTTCTTCAGTGCTTTGCTTTCCGGAAAGCGCTCTTCGTATTTGAATGTACCCAGCTGAATTTCAGCGCATATCAGCGCTCTAAGGTTGCCGGCTTTCTTGATGTTGGAATTGTTCACCGCCCAACCCTGCAAAACTTCCCTGCAGCGAATATTCTTATACTTGAATGATATCCTCAGTTTACCGTTGTGGATTTCAACACCGGTAGGAAAGCCTGCCATTACGCGTCCTTAATGAAATGGTTTATTTTGGGGTAGTTGTACCAGGCAAGTCCTTTCTCGGACTCTGTTCTGCCATCGGCGGTAACGTATTTAAAATGGATGCCGTTGACCCATGATTTAAGACGGTAGCTCTTGATTTGCCCACTTGAGAGCCCGGTTCTTTCGGTGAGTTTGGCCTCAACAATCCACTCTTCGTTAAAAATTACCTGTGACATAGTTCACCTCAGGTAACCGGCATCAGTATAAAGATGCCGGTTAAAAATAATTGATATTCCGATATCAGGAGGCCTGACCGGGTAAGGAACGGAGCCGACGCATGCCCGTCATTGCCGTAGCCACATAGCTCGCCTTACGATTCACTACTTCAACCCAAACTTTCACACCCTCAACTCTTACGGCGTAGGTCTCTTTCATCTTGCTTCGCCCGTAGTCGCCGTAACGTTGCTGATGGGCGGTGAGCGCGATGTCACATGCCTGCCGAGCCAAAGGGGATTGCTTACTGCCTCGATTGATCAGTCGCATTTAGTCTCCTTAAGGGGAGGGGTGCCCCTCCCAGTCTCGTTAGGCCACGTATTCCGGTTTCATATCCGCCAGGGTGATGCTGAACTGATCGTGCAGCTCATCCCCCAAGTGCCGCTTCGACGATGCCAGCACACGCTCAGCTTCCGCGAACCGCTCGGCGGCATCCGGCTCGTCGGGCTGGGGCAGGGAGTTGATCGCCGCCTCCACCTTGTTGCGAGCATCTAGGAGGTAGTAACGCTTCACCGCTTTGTTTTTCAGTTCAGTGAACAGAGCTGATCCAAGTGCCGCTTTAGCGGTTTCGATGTCGGCGCGTAGCGCTTTGGCGCTATCTACATCTTGAGCGGCCTCGATGCGGTCGCGGAAATCGTCGGCCAGAGTATTGATGTTGGAGGCGGACTCCTGCGCGCTTTGCGTGGTTGTAACTGTGTCACCAGAAATATCCGCCAGATTCACGCGCTGTGGGGCCGGGTTGATCTCCCTCTCAGTTCGTGGTTCAACCTCGTCTGGGCTGTAGACACCGAGAATGACTTCAGGGCAGTACAGCCTGGCCCAGTACTTCACTGCGAGGTATGCGATCTGCTGCTTTGGTGCCGTCTTCCACAGAGGTGAGTTGCGGGTGGTGATATCAGCCAAATAGATGCTTTCTCCCCAAGTGATATCAGCTTCTCCGCGCAAAACGGCTCCGACCCGGATAAACAGACCTGACTCATCACGCGCATCTTTGTGTCCAGCGATCTTTTCCCAGTCTCCACCATATTCGTAATGGAAGCGGCCAACTATTGCGCTGGAACTGGAGATCACTGCGTTGACCAACTGAGCCTCGTAGCCCAGCACGCCGTTGACCAGGTGCGTTTTCTGCGCGACAGCGTAAGGGTTCATGCCCCACTGCATAGCCTGCATGACGATAGCCATACAATCGGCGGGTTTCCCCGCCAGGTGTTTGGGAACAGTAACGGCAGACTGCGCCATTAGTTCGGCAAACGAAGTCAACTGGCCAAGTGTCTGAACGTTGAATACTGCATTGCTGGCAGAGATGGTATTCGGAGCCTGCTCAGTTGTGATGATATTGGTATTTTGCATGGTCGGATCCTCCTTTAAGCCAGACGCAGCGCTTCAAGACGGCGCAGGTCAAAATCGTTCAGTTCGTCGGTGTAATCGTCGGTAATCGGTGCTGGCCACTCGCCAGTGTCGAAGCCAGTGGCGATGGCGCGCATTGATTTACGGTACTCAAGCATGCCCAGCTCCAGCAGTTCTTCAGATGCCTCAATGATGGCGATCCAGTGATAGTTCTCGTCTTTGTTGACGAAGATCCAGAAGAACTGGTCCAGCGCCGCGGTTTCACAGTACATGGCCGCGCTCAGGTGGTAATCACGTTCAATGATTTCTCTGTGAAGTCGGGCGCGCAGGCTTTCCTGCTTAACATTCCACATGCTGATAGTTTTCAGGTCAGCGCCGATACGCACGCCGTCCAGATCGATCTCGAGGTCAGGGCGCACACGTACTTCCAGACCGGTCTCCTCGTCAAAGCCGAAGTAGCTCACCTCAACGGCGCGGCTTGGGTGCTGGAGCAACATGCCAGCTGTTGGATGTGCCAGTAGTGCGGACTGAATGGCCTGGGCGGTTGCCAGCTGCTGGCGCGTCACCAGAATTTTGTCGCCAGGGTTGTCGCGCCACGCATCAAGCAGTTCGTCAGCGAATACCGCATCCGGCTTCACAGACTTCACCGTTTGGATCATCTCCGCTTTGGTACCGGAAACTTTGAGTGGTGCCGGTTTCTGCGCTTCCTGCGCAACCAGGTCAGGGTTGATGATAGCCAGCTGCTCCAGCAGCGCGTCACGGCTGCCATTGGTTTTAACCGGCGCGGGCAGGGTGGCGTTGTACTCTTTGATACATGCCTTCATTGCCGTTGCCGTCTGCTTCTGGTCTGCCTCGATACGCTGGAAGTCAGCCGGCAGCGCCATGTAGTTCTGTGCCGTTTCTTCCAGGCTTGCGCCCAGCGAGAGCTGCGCGGGTAGTGTGGCGTTGTACTCTTCCAGCAGCGCTTTGATATCGTCTGTACCCACCAGCGCTGGCAGACTGGCATTGTGTACGTCGATGAACTCGCGCAGTGTAGCGGTGGTGGTAAAAGCACCTTCAGGGATTTCCGGCTCCACACTGAACTCTTCAACGAGGTTTTCCGGTTGCAGGGCCAGTGCATGGACCAGGTTACCCATATCCAGTACTTTGGACGGCGCGCGCTGGATGGTCTTGGCGACGTGGCGCGCGTTGAAATACATCAGGCTCACACGGGCATCTTTAACCTGTGTGCTGCTGATCCCGTTCGCTGCGTGATAAACGTTGTTTGGTAAACCTTCATAACGACCCGGTTCGAAGTAGGCAGGGTATTCGACAGCTGGTTCGTCCCGCTGCACTTCCGGCTCATTTTGTGTCACTTCTGGCACACTCTGGTGTGCAGAATCGCTATTCTGGCTGGCATAATCCGTTTTTTGGTTGCCACCCGCCGATTCTTTATTAGCGAGGCTAGGTGCGGCAGCAGCCAGTATCTCTGCCGGCGCTACGGTAACTGCTTGCGTATCATCTGCATCAACGCCTTCGCCTGGTTGTACCGGATCAGTATTTTCGACTTTCTCTGGCTGAGTCGCTTCCATCTGCACATCGCTGGTGGTCTCCGTTGTGTTTTCCGTTTTTACGACTTCATTTGAGGAGGTAGTGATGACCGGGTCGTTATTTCCACCCATCAAACCATCGATGGAGAACATGCCGCTGCCGAGATTCTCAACCTGTGGCTGTTGTGCTGCCGCTTCAGGTTCGGCTACTGGCGCAGGCAGCGTGAGTAACTCAACTGCGGAATTAAATTCAGTGGTCATCGTCTGGCAAACAAACTCAAGGTGCGCAGCTGGTGTCAGGTGGATATTTTCCGGCGCGATGCGCACCAGGTTGAAGATTGCTGTGCGGTTAACTCCCAGGACGCCCGGCTGATTACGCAGGATGTTGCTCCATGATTTCCACGGCTCTTCTTTCTTCGTAACGATCTCTTTGGCGCGGCGCAGGATGCTGCCCGGGATCTCAAAGTGGTTGAAGTCCATCGGCAGCAGGGCGCAGGCAATCTCAAGATCGAGGGTGTCGAGTGTATGGTGTGCGCCTTCACCGCGGTCCGTTACATAGCCACCGTCTGCATTGGTAACAGAATCAGTGCGCTGCACGTTGCTGATGCGGTTTCCGGCAGCCCATTCGCGAACGAGAATGCCACGGTCAATGTAATCAGTTGCAGCCCACATTCTGGTGAAACGGAGTACAAGCGCGAGTTCGTGACGCTTGTCCTGGCTGAACACTTTGCGAATGGCGCCGGTGTAGCGCCAAAGGTCTTTGGTATCGTAACCCTTAATCTCTTCACAGTTTTCAGCCGCCAGCAGCAGATTCTGGACGTAGCTGTTGTCAGTGTCCATCTCCAGCGCGCTGATATTTTCGTATTCTTCGCGGGTTAAGTGGTGGCGCAGATCGTCGCTGGCGAACTGGGCGAGCAGCTGCTTGCGAAACGGCATACGAACGACTGGATAACATGTGGTTTTGTCACCATTCTCGTCAATCTGATTACCGTTATCAGGTTCTAGAACTTGATCGGTTGTAACGTCGACGTCGCTGGTGCTATCTGATTTGAGAAGAGTAAGCTTTCCGCTTCTCCACTTTTCAACTAACTGATTGCGGTCGCCGGCATCAGCTCTCGCCCAGTCAGCCATGAAATCTGCAAGCAGCTTTACTTCATGCTCTTCGTCTGTTGCGAAAATTTCCTTAACAGCCTGAACCAATTTCCACTCAGCGTTAAGGCTGAGTTTGGCTATTTCAGGTATGTCGTTTTTCGCCAGTAGCAGGTTCTGGAGATAAGTGTTGCCTTCATCCAGAGACATTTCACTGGCAGCCAGCTGCTGCTCTTTAGTGATGTGAGATTGGTATTTGTCGCAGGTCAGGTGGACGGCAAAACGGACCGCTGGAGTGCGGTTTTCAAGCGGGACACTCTCGACGTTAGTTTCGACTTTTACGGTCGTTTCCGGTGCGGCAATGTTGCCCAAGGCTCCAGTAGACTCAGCACCAGCCTTTGGCAGCCAGGTGCGTCCATCGTCCTGGAGTGCGTAGCGTTTGCACCAAGTGTAATCCACGGTGCTTTCTTCTGGCAGATCGTTATACACCGGAAAATCGGTGCGGATCGGTTTCTGGTAATCCTTACCGCGTCCGGTTTCAATACCAGCATCTTCCAGCTCAACATCGAGCTGCAGGTTGGCACGGGCTTCTGATTTAGCAGTGAACCAAATCACTGCGTCTTCTTTGCCGGATTTCTGTGTAGCCTTAACTACATAGAAAAATTCCATGTGAGATCCTCTTTTTTGGATGTAAGATCCCCGGGCCAGAGATAGCGCCCATTGGGTGAACTTTGGTTTTTTAGGTAGTTTTCCGGTGTAACTTTGGTCGGTGTCACCGGACGTACGGGCCGCCTTGCGCGGCTTTTACGTTAGCTTTCGTGGGCCATCTGGTCGTACGAAGCACAACGTTCAGAGCAATACTCTTTTTCTTTGCGCGCCAGCTGTGCGCCGTTGCGATAGAGAAGGGTACTTTTGACTACTACCTCCGGTTCAACCGGCTTGCTGCAGTACCCGCATTTCGTCGAGTTACACATCTGGATTCCCCTTTTGCGCCAACAGGTAGCAAAAGCGGCGAAGAATCACCTCGAAAAAATTCAGTTTTACGGCCTGCTGCCGTCCTGGTTTACGTGCAAAATCTCTCATTTCACCCTCCCGGTCTTTCCCGGCGTCAGAACGTTAATAACCTTATGCGCGTTTAGTTTTGCGACGGAGTGAATTTAGCGCGATGCTAAATTATTATCAATAGCAAAACGCTAAATAATTTTCGATATTGAATTAGCGTTTTGATTAATAAGCTATAAAAATTGAATTGGGGAGTAGATAGGGGCGAAAAAAAAGCCCGCTTTGCGGGCTTGTCGTTTGATGGGCTGTTAAGGGATGTTTAAAATTTTCGCATCAACCACAACACCTATGATTCTGCAATTCCCGTTAACTTCTAACATTGGATACTGAGGGTTAAGAGGTTTCAGAAATCTGCGACCGGCATCGATAACAAGTTTTTTGAAGGTTGCTTCGTTTTCGCCATCTAATTTTGCGACAACCAATTTGCCATTGATAGCCTCAACCTCTGGATCAACCAAAATTGCCGCGCCTTCAGGAATACTAAGTCCAGCCGGCGAAGTCATGGAATCGCCTTTAACATCAAGCCAGAATGAATCTTCAGAGCAGGCCACAGTAGTGTCGTACCATCGATCTATTGCTCTGCGGTGATAAGGTTCCACTGCTTCCATCCATTGCCCCGCGCTCACCCAGCTGATTACAGGATAACTTCCTTTTGTCTCATTAATTCCTCGGAATTTGATGTTAGCTGCACTTTCAGTTGAGTGCAGCACATCCATCCAGCCGAATGGCAGAGTTAGCGCAGTTTCAATTTTTCGGGCCAATTTATCGCCAATGTTGCGATTTGGATTCACGCCGAGTAACTGACTAAGTGCAGCAGGGCTGGTTTCAATGAGCTCAGCAAATTGCGCTTTGGTCATTCCAGTCTCTGCATGCCGCTGTTCGTACAGTGCCTCAAGATTGGCTTTTCGAATCTCTTTATTTTCCATCCATTCATTTTTACTGCTTTTAGCAAAATGATAAATGTGCAAATTGCTAAATCTTTCTTGCGTGATATTTAGCATAACGCTAAACTCCAATTCAATCTTTCCACTGGAGACAATAATGAGTAACGAACTTCTTCGCTGGCGCAGGGGCGCTACCACTGACGAATGGTCTCGGCTTGCAACGCTGGCTAAAACAACGGTTGGCTACCTTGACCAGATTGCTTATGGAAACCGTCGTGCTTCTCCTGAAAAAGCAATGGCCATCGAAATTGCTACCCAAAGTTTTCATCGACAGGCACCTGTATTGAAGGAGAACCTGGTGTTTACGATGTCGCGTAATCCTGCTGCCTAATATCGTTGAGGAAGGCAACATGCAATCACTAACTTATCGCCAGAATACAACCTTTGACTCTAACCCACTGATAAATCGCTATCAGCCAGTATTGGACGAATCCCCAGAATGTATCCGAGATGCTGTCCGAGCCTGGTCGGCTTCAATTAATAATCAGGATGTTGTTGCCAGTCTAATCGTTGAAGAGTGGGAACGTCAGGGCGGCGGAAAACTGGAGTTTCCACAAGATATCAGCCTTCGCCGTCAGAAGTTGTTCCGCTGGTTGGATAATTCTTCCCTCAAGGCGCAGCAGAACGTTGGTCTTCTCACCCCAGCAATTTTAGCCGTTTTACCTGTTGAGTTCCGGACGCGCCTGATCCGGCGGGACGATTTCATGACGCGTTATGCGGTGATGGAGAAAGAAATCAGTGAGGCTAAACAGGCGTTGATGCTCAACGCGCCACAACACCAAATGGTGAAAGAGGTCCGTGAGGGCATAGAGAAGATGCTTGCGATGCTGCCTGCAGAGGCGATGGGGCAAGTTCTAAGCGGTTTGGCGGCGCTTGCACCCGGTATTTTGTGAGGAATAAATGAAGAACATGAGAAATGAAAGAGCGAGAGCCGCGGTGCGCGAACACCAACGGTTCTCTATTGCAAAAACGGGACGTAATTGCGGAGCTAAGTATGTCAAATACCGCTGAAATTATCAATTTCCCCACTCAAACAGAACAACCGGGAGGTCGTATGGCCGACCTGTCGAACGGGTATACCAAGGTCGCCAATGAGATACAGAAGCTTAAACCTCGCCTGAGATTATCGGGACGAGAATGGCAGTGTTTTGAAGCGGTGATCTGGCTTACCTACGGCTGGAACAAGAAACAGGACCGAGTGACGAATACGGTGATCGCCGAGCTTACAGATCTGAGTGATTCACACGTTTCTGATGCACTGAAATCGCTCGCGGAGCGCAAAATCATCTTCAGCCATAAGCAAGGCGTGATGAAAACAGTCGGTATAAATACTGACCTTCCAGCCTGGATTTTGGACAAACCGAAAACGGGAAAAGTCTTCCCGAAATCGGGAAAAGTGTTACCGAAAACGGGAAAAGTGTTACCGAAAACGGGAAAAACCTTCCCGGAAACGGTAGACACCCAAGACTATAACAAGAACAGTATTAAAAGATCCTCGTCTCGGAATTCTGACGAATCCCGAAACCAGAAAACTCAAAAGTTTCTCTCTCGTCATCCAGAAGCAGCTGACGGGATATTCACCCCTGTAGGTAAATCATGGGGTTCGGCTGACGACCTCAAGGCCGCTCGATGGATTTACGACAGGCTTCTCACCGTCAACGCATCGCTATCCGAACCAAACTGGGCTGAATGGGCCAACACCATCAGGCTGATGCGTGTTCAGGACAAACGCTCTCACTACGAAATCTGTGACCTATTCCAGTGGGCCAACAGGGATCAGTTCTGGAAGGACAACATCCTGAGTCCTTCGAGTCTGCGCAAGCAGTGGGATCAACTCACCACCAAACGGCTGCGTGCAACCGGAACGGCAAGCCCAACCCGGGCCGCTGTCGACTTGCATAACACCGACTGGATTGACGGGGTGCTGGAATGAAAAATCTTGCAGATAGCATTCGTAATTTTGACCGGGAGCAGGCTCGCCGCGTGGCTCACAATCTGCCTGAGCAGTACAGCGAACGGGAACAAACGCAGCAGGTGGCGCAGATTATCAATGGCCTGTTCGTACAGCTGGCGGCCGCGTTCCCTGCAAGCCTGGTTAATCGCAGCCAGGAGGATGTGAACGAGATCCGCCGTCAGTGGGTGCTGGCTTTCAAGGAAAACGGGATTACCGCCCTTGAGCAGGTTGAAGCTGGTATGCGCATGGTACGTCGCCAGGAGCGACCGTTCCTGCCTTCGCCTGGCCAGTTCATCAAGTGGTGCAGGGAAGGGCGCTGCGTGCTGGGGATCACCACCGCTGACGTCATGGCCGAATACTGGAAGTGGCGCAAGCTGGTGTTTCGCTTTCCTAGTAGCGAGCAGTATCCATGGCCGAAGCCAATTTTTTATCATATATGCCTTGAACTGCGTCGCCGGGGAACCGACGGCCAACTCTGTCACAAAGAGCTGGAACGCGAAGCTGATGACATTCTCGATATGTGGGAAAAACGCGTTCTGACAGGAAATCCGATCCCGCCGGTTCGTCGCGCACTGGCAACTCCCGTCGTACCGAAAGGTCTTACACCCGCAGAGTTGCTTAAAGCGAAATATGAACGCATGAAAGCTGGTGGGAGGATCTGACTGATGCCAAGACCAAAATCACACAAGGAACGCACTCAGATTATTTCACGAATTATCGAGCTGGTGAGAGAGCTGGGGCGCATTAAGACGTGTGATGTCGTTGTTTTTTTCGGTCTCCACCGCACTACCGCCGAGAAGTACATGCGTATCGCCGTGCAACAGGGGGAACTTATCCGGCACGGACGTTGCGGTATCTTTCGCGATCAGCGTGCTGTTATCGACTTTGACCTGAAACGTTATTCGCACAGCAAGGCAGCAAAATGATGGAACCGCAACTGAGTTATGCAATAAAACGAATCATTGAACTGGAGAGTCTCCTACTGGTGAACGTACCTGAAACAGTCTGGCCTGCTGAAGTGGACATGGTCTACCACCAAATTGAAAACGCTGAGTATCTCCCGGCACACCACCAGCGTCGTCTGCGGCATCACATCAACCGTATGTGGCTTGAGAGAATGCCGGTACCGTCAATTATCGTTGCTGCCCAGTCGCTGGCTGTGGTGATGGAGGAATACGTGTGAGTGAGATTATTGTCGATAACTTTGCTGGCGGCGGCGGGGCAAGCACGGGCATTGAGCTGGCTACCGGCCGGAGCGTAGACATTGCCATCAATCATGACCCGAACGCTGTGGCAATGCACACCACCAACCACCCGGACACGCTGCATTATTGCGAATCGGTTTACGACGTCAGGCCGAAAGTTGCAACCGCTGGCCGCCCGGTAGGGCTTGCTTGGTTCTCTCCGGACTGCCGTCATTTTTCGAAAGCCAAGGGCGCTAAGCCAGTCGAGAAAGCTATTCGCGGTCTGGCGTGGATAGTGATTCGCTGGGCGCTGGATGTGGCGCCGCGGGTGATGATGCTGGAGAACGTCGAGGAGTTTAAAACGTGGGGGCCACTGCTGGCCGGGGAGATGCGCCCGGATCCGGAGCGTGCGGGTGAAACATTCCAGGCGTTCGTTGGCATGCTGACAACCGGCCTTCCGGCAGACCATCCAGCAGTCGAAGAGTGCTGCGAGTTCCTGCAACTGTCACTGGAAAGCGAACAGGCGCAGCGACTGATTAACGGGCTGGGCTACGAGGTGGAACACCGTGAGCTGCGCGCGTGCGATTTTGGCGCACCGACGATTCGTAAGCGCTTTTTTATGGTGATGCGCTGTGATGGCGTGCCAGTGACATGGCCGGAGGCAACCCACGGCGATCCGAAAATGCCAGCAGTACTGGAAGGGAAACTAAAACCATGGCGAACAGCTGCAGAGTGCATCGACTGGTCGATTGCTGCGCCGACGATTTTCGACCGCAAAAAACCGCTGGCCGAGAATACGCTCAAACGCGTTGCTCGGGGCATTCAGCGCTTTGTCCTGGACAATCCGACGCCGTTTATCGTCAAGTGCAATCACACCACCACTAAAGCCAAATATGACTGCTTTCGAGGCCAGTCGCTGGGGGAGCCGTTGCAGACCATCACCAAAACCCACGGCTATGCGATCGCCGTGCCGCACCTGACGAAGTTACGCACCGGCGCTACTGGGCAGGAAGTCACCGAGCCGGTACCGACGGTCACTGCCGGAACGGCAAAACGCCCCGGCGGCAATGGTCATGAGCTGGGATTGGTTGAAGCGGCTCTGGCGCCGTTTATCGCTCGCCAATTCGGCGCGAGTATTGGCCACCGTGCTAATGAACCGAGCGCGACGGTCACCGCCGGCGGCGGGGGGAAATCACAACTGGTGATGCCCACGCTTATTCAGATGGGCTACGGGGAGCGCCCTGGCCAGGCCCCGCGCGTGCTTTCCCTCGATAATCCGGTAGGGACGATTACAGCGGGGGGCAATAAGTTCGCGACAGTTAGCGCGTTTCTGGCGAAACATTATGGCGGGAACTATCAGGGCGCCGGTGTAGGGATGGATGAACCTATGCATTCGGTGACAACGGTCGATCACCACGCGGCGGTAACATCGCATCTCGTTAAACTCCGAGGAACCTGCCGGGATGGCCAGCGAACTGATGTGCCGATGCCTACCATTACGTCCGGTGGCACTCATGTTGGGGAGGTAAAAACCACGCTTGGAATGGAAGGTTATGAGGAAGCTCGCGCGCAGCTGGTTCTTGATTTTCTACAGGAGTACTGCGGATCCGAAAGCACTGGGTTGGTGGCGATTGACGGGATTGTTTACCGCATCGTTGATATCGGCATGCGTATGCTCCAGCCCCACGAGTTATACCGGGCGCAGGGGTTCCCAGACTGGTACATCATTGACCGTGATTATCGCGGGATAAAGTACGCGAAAGATAAGCAGGTAGCTCGGTGTGGCAATGCGGTGCCGCCACCATTTGCAGAGGCTCTAGTTAGAGAAAATCTACCGGAATTGTGCATGGAAAGGGAAATAGCTGCTTGATGACATACAAATTTCGCATCGAATCGGCATTGAGGAGGCTACCGTGTACGAGATGCATACATTCGACTCCTACATAAAGTCGGGGAATGTGTGAAACTCTATCATCTTGTTAATTGGGATAGTTATAGTGCTTATCAGGTCGCAGTAACATAGGGAGTTAGGGTATAATTGAGCATTATGGTTGCTCTGGATTCAGAGCCTTACAGTGTAGATAAGTTATACTCGAAATTTATAGAGGCGATCTCAGAATGCATAATGCGGATGTTGAAAACGATACGACTGAACTCGAGGATCAAGAAGGGCTTGAGTTGACATCACATCCGCATCAGATGGGTACGGACACTGAAGTAAGGATTGCTAAAGAACAATCGAGTGTTTTTGAGTTGCTCCGTCGTGAGAGTCGAGGACAGCTGGTGTTGGCACCGGATTTTCAGCGTAAAGATGTCTGGGACCGAAAGCGTCAATCTGAGTTGATTGAATCTATCTTGATGGGAATTCCGATTCCGCTGATTTATCTTTTTGAAGATGAAAATGGCACACGTCAAATCATTGATGGAAAACAACGTATTTCAGCCTTGAAGCGTTACATCAATAATGAATTTGCACTGACTGAACTCTCAATGTTACCTAAATTAAGAGGGAAATATTTCTCGTCTATACCTCCTTTACTACAAGCGAAGTTAGAGGACTGCCAATTACACTCCTATGTTATTCAACCCCCGACTCCAGAATATGTGAAATTTAACATTTTTGAACGTGTTAACCGAAGCGGTATGAATCTGAATAAACAGGAGATGCGTCACGCTTTATATCAGGGTCAGGCGACACGTTTGATTGAACGGTTAGCAGAAAGTACTGCATTTAAACTTTCTACTGGCGACGGTGTGAAAGATGACAGAATGCGTGATCGTTATCTAGTATTGCGCTTCGTAGCTTTCTACTTAATGATTGGCGGAATGTTACCAGAAATTGAGTTTCGTTCGGACATCGATGCTTTCCTTGCCTCGGTAATGAAGTTTGTAAATACGAAAGCCGACGATCAACTAATCGATAAAGCTGAAAAAGCCTGTTTGCGTGGAATGATGAACGTTTTTCATTCAGTCGGAACTGAAGCTTTTCGCTTCACATCCAAAACAGGTGCAAAACGACGACCGATTAATATGGGTCTATTTGAAGTTTTGGTCATGGTGTTTAGCCAAATTAAGCTAGAACTTTTGCCGAAAGATACTGATTTGAAAGCCTTTGTAGAACAATATAAAAAGAATTTTGATGATATAGGCATTTTTTCTGGTGCTATAGATACTACTGAGTACGTAAATATGCGATTCGAATTTGCTCGAGAAATGATAGGAAGGATAAGAAATGCTTACACACATTAGTATACAAGGTTTTAAAAGTTTGGACTCGACTAAACTTGTGCTTGCTCCTTTAACCATATTAACCGGGACTAACTCTTCTGGGAAGTCTAGTGTGTTACAGGCACTAATGCTATTAATTAAACATAGTGCTTCAGTTAATCAATATAGTATGGAGGATATCACACGTTTCTTAGCTGATTTTTCAGTTATCAGGAATAAAAAAATAAATGCAAAAGCTATTAGCATAAAAGTGCAAGACACTGAAAATGATTCTCACTCATTAGCGCTTAATGCAGAGAATATAGATATCATTAGCCGACTTGGTTATCAATATGAGCCAAGAGTCATTGGTAATGAACCGGAATTACTTTATTTGAACGCTAACCGTTTAGGCGCCCAAGAACTAGTTCCTGTTTCCGAACGTCGTGTAGGAGGGGCTGGTGAATACCTCTTTTCAACATTTGATAAAATGAAACATTTACCAGTGCCTGACTATCTTGTGAAAGCCAGCGAATCGACTACCTTGGCCTATCAATTATCCTATTGGTTGAAATTAATTTCAGGTACAACATCTGAATTAGTAACTGAAAAAGTTGGTGACCAAGTTAAAGTAGCTTTTACCATTAAAGAACTCAAGGGAAATGTTTCGCCATTGAATTTAGGTGCGGGGATGAGTTATATCGCAAAAGTATTACTTCTCTGCTTAATGGCTAAAAAAGGCGATCTTATTCTTCTTGAAAACCCTGAAATTCAGTTGCACCCTAAAGCACAAGCACACTTAGCTGTGTTTCTGGCTTTCATTGCAAGTAAAGGAATTCAAGTTATAGTTGAAACACATTGTGAACACTTAATCAATAAACTTGCTTATCTAGTATATGAAGACGAAATTCAGGAGGAAGATGTTGTATTACATTACAAACCAGATGTTGATGAAGGTTTTATTTCATTAAAAATTAATGAAAATGGAAAGTTTACCGACATAAAGGGAAAAGTGACTGGGTTTCCTTTAGGGTTCTTCGACGCGACTTTAGATGATCTGATGCAGATGAGGTAACGGAATGGCTTATCAGATGGTGCTGGATACTCCATTATTGGTTGCATACGAAAATATGGATGACAAAAATAAGGTTAAAAGATTACATAAAAAACTTGTCTTGCCCTATTTAACTAATAAAAAACAATGGGTTGAAGCCAAGAACTTAGGTATGAATATACCTGATGCTGAATATCGACAATATTTGTCAGAACTTGCAAATAGACCTGAAAGCGATGATGATCTTGTTATGTTGGCATCAAAATCGCTATTGAAAATTATTTTAACTGAAGATAAAAATTTGCAACTTCCCTATGTGCATTATAGAAAGGGGATGGTTAATAATCAAGTAACAGTAACTTTGGGTCCTTTAGATAATCGAATTCATTTAAAAAATTATCTCAAGTTGCTATGTGGTAATGCTAGGAAAGTTACCATTTGCGATAATTATTTTGCCCAAAACTGGGAGAATACATGCAGTTTATTTCACTCAGTGCTACCAAAAAAACCGCTTGTCATTGAATTTTCGGAAATTGCAGCGGGTATAACTGCACCTAATAATAGTAGCAAAATAACCAATGATTTTGCACACAGTATTCATCCAGAATGGGTTGTTCAAACTAATACGAATCAAAAATATATAAATTGTCATGACCGATATTTATTAATTGAAAGTCCAGAAGGAAAAATAGAGGTGATGCTTTCAAGTGGTTTTGATCATATATGGAAGGTGAATCCTAAAGAGATTACTTGCGTTTTTCGCGATGCCTCATAATGTTATTACTTTTCAATGCCGGATGCAATATTCATCCGGCATTCAAATTTACCGAAGATCATATTGTTTTCATCAGGTATTGCTTTGTTTTTATACTGATGAACTTAGGGTGGCAATAAAAAATATATAAGATGGTTGTTTGAGTTACTTGTAAATATTTAATTGTCATATCCGCAAATATGTTATGCGTCAAAGCTATTTGAATGAGTTAATTGATAAAATGGTGATTTTAAGAGTCTTACTTTACTTAGTTCTTAAATTGCTACAACGAACGATATAAAACGTCAATGTATCGCTCAGATGGGAATGGTTATTTGTTACGAGGTTTTCACATTGGATGCCACATGGGATAGTTTGGCTGATAAAACAGCAAGTTATAGCTTCTCGTGCGCTTGCATTTAACAGCTTATCGCTAAATGGATTTGTCTCATACCGTTAAATACTTAAGGATAAGAAAATTTTAAGCATTAAAGCATTAAAGCATTAAAGCATTAAAGCATTAAAGCATTAAAGCATTAAAGCATTTATGCATTTTGCTACAAGACTGGACTACCAGCATATCCCACAGTCTGATATTATTCCTTCGTAGGTCTGAACAACCTATACCTTATGCGCCACGGAGAAGACCATGGCGCACGAATTACAACTCATCAAGCATCACTCAGGAATTCTGATCCCGGCGACGGCCGAGACCAGCGATATCCTGCAATCAAAAATTAGGCTCGGCGATGTATTGGTTGCTGAGTTCACGCGGGTTCGTAACCCGGCATTTCACCGGCGCTTCTTCGCGCTCCTCAACCTTGGCTTTGAATACTGGGAACCAACCGGGGGAGCGATCTCGTCCAACGAACGCAGGCTGATCACCGGCTACGCAAAATTCCTCGCATCCTACGCCGGGAATGAGAGGACGCTCATTGATGCCGCTGAACAGTATCTCGAGCAAATCGCAAGCCGACGCGTCACGAACGGCATTAGTCTGTGCAAATCGTTTGATGCGTACCGTTCCTGGGTAATCGTCGAAGCAGGGCACTTCGACACCATTCAACTACCTGACGGCACGCTCCGCAAACATCCCCGCAGCATATCTTTCGCCAACATGGACGAAACCGAGTTCCAGCAGCTCTACAAAGCAGCACTCGATGTTCTTTGGCGCTGGATTTTGTCCCGTTCATTCCGCAGCCAAAGCGAAGTTGAGAACATCGCCGCGCAGCTGCTTGGATTTGCGGGGTGATGGCGATGAAATTCACATGGTTCCATCACACCCAGTGCAGCATAGAGCAAGCAGATGAACTGCTGGCGCAATACCAGCGCCGCGGAGTGCGCGTCGAACGTAGCCTCAACCCCGATTACATAACCTGGACCGTTAGTGCCCGGCTGCCGGAAAGTAACCATCCGCCGCGCGCTGATCGCCGCTGGCAAAACCGGATGTGGGGGTGAGCGTGAATACATACCAAATCACCTTACCCTGGCCGCCGAGCAACAACCGGTATTACCGTCATAACCGTGGGCGCACGCATATCAGCGCTGATGGCGTCGCCTACCGGAACTCAGTGGCTATGATCATTCGCAAAAGTTTGCTGAATATCCGCACTGACGCACCGCTCAAACTCCGCATCGAATGCCATATGCCCGATCGCCGGCGCCGCGATCTGGATAACCTGCAGAAAGCTGCATTCGACGCTTTAACCAAGGCGGGATTCTGGCTGGATGACTGCCAGGTTGTGGATTATCGCGTTGTGAAAATGCCGATCGTCAAAGGCGGCCGCCTCGAACTGACTATTACAGAACTGGAGACCCCATGAGTCCGGTACTGGTCGAAATATTCCGCATACGTTGGCAACGTCTCCGCGTTTATCGGCACCCCGGTTCGGTGCTGGTGGACTACAGCATACTTCGTAACTTTATTCGCATATACCAGTTGGCAGGAGCTGCAGCATGAATCTCGAAAACACAGTGAAGTATCACTTCGCAAACTCTACGCTGATTAGCGACTCACCGCGCGCAACTGCATCGGACTCGCTTACCGGAACAGATATTATGGCCGCTATGGGCATGACACAGGGACGCGCAGCCTTGGGTTACAGTGCTTTTCTCGGCAAAATGGGCATAAGCAATAATGACCGGGAGAGGGCGATCGAACTTCTGGCCCAATACGCGCTGACCAAATGCGACAAGGTTGCTGCGCTGCGCAAGTTGGGCGCCTGTGTCAAACCGCTGGTAATGCGTCAGCTGGCCATGTTTGCATTCGAGGACTATTCACGTAGCGCAGCTAGCGTAAGGCAGTGTGAATGCTGCTCAGGGCGAGGCTTTATCGAGGCTGATGTGTTCACGATGAAATCGCACTACACAATGAGACTCCCCCAGTTCGCAAAAGACCTTAAGCAATCACCGAGTGATTTTGAAGTTAAGCGCCAGGTTAAAGAGGTTGCTCGTGTTATCTGCTCAGCCTGCAATGGTAAGAAGATCATAAGCTGCGCCTGTAACGATTGCCAGGGGCGCGGTAAAGCTGTCGATAAGAAGCTGACTGATAAGCAGGGCGTACCGGTTCTGGCAAACTGTAAGCGTTGTAACGGCAGGGGTTACGAACGGATTCCATCAACTCAGGCTCATGCAGCTGTCTGCCAAATAACGAATGCAATCACGCTAGATACTTGGAAGAAGTCGGTTAAGCCATTCTACGACGAGTTGATCACGAAATTCGATATCGAAGAAGCATGGGCTGATGCGCAGCTTAAGCAAATAACTAAGTAGTACGATATTTTATCGTAAGCTATTTACTTTTCCCGAAACTGTGTTAATTTTGATCCAACGATGGGTTATTGCCTTCGTTTAAAGCCCTGCGGTTAACACCGTGGGGCTTTTTTGTTCTGTTTAGTCAGTTAGACGGACCCACCCGACTTGATCAAGTATTTCTAATGCTTGGCTCTCTTGATTCTCTCTTCTGAAGCAGATTACATTTTTCGTAGGCATTAAATCTGATGTAACTTTAGTAGAAGATGATGGCATCGTTACTTTTCTTATTACTTCTTTTCCAATATACAGATTATGCGGAGCGCGGCAGCTTCGAGAGAGACTTAAAGATTGAGTTAGTGAGCATTTTTTTGCTTCAGTTTCGGACAATTCACTGACATAGATTAGTTCATCAATGTCAGGCTCTAGAAAAACATCCTCAACCTCAATTTCATAAACAACAAAAAAGTCTGCCTTTTTGAACATGGCCTCTTTGTTTGCCATGTAGGCAGCATAACCGGGGTGATTTGTGAGGTAGATATAGCCATCAGTAGTGGCTAACGCACTGTCTTCACCATAAGTTCTGTCAATATTTTTCGCTATATATCCGCATGATTCAATAAGTTCTGCTGCATGAGATGATGTTCCGTGATAGAGCTTCATTACCTCTCCATATAGTTCCAAGTTTCCGATGGCTGTTACTGCTTTCATTATTATGCCAGCGGTAAAGAATGACATTTCTAACCTTTCTATCAAACTTTTGACACCCACTAATTATGTGAGGTGAGAGCATGTATCGAATGGACAAACTAACAACAGGCATTGCCTATGGTGCATCAGCTGGAAACGCCGGATTCTGGATGCTCCAGGTGCTTGATAAAGTCAGTCCATCTCAATGGGCTGCTATAGGTGTGCTAGGGAGTCTCCTCTTCGGCCTGCTTACGTATCTGACAAACCTTTATTTCAAAATCAAAGAAGATCGGCGTAAAGCCGCCAGGAGTGATTAATGGGAAACAGAGCAAAGCTGAGTGCTGCCGTTCTGGGACTGATTCTCGCTGGCGCACCGGCAACTGTCATCCTCGATCAGTTCCTGAATGAGAAAGAGGGTAACAGCACGACGGCCTATCAAGATGGTTCCGGGATTTGGACAATTTGCCGCGGCGCCACTATGGTTGGCGGCAAACCCGTTGTACAGGGCATGAAGCTGACGCAGTCCAAATGCGACGAAGTTAACGCAATCGAACGCGACAAAGCTCTAGCCTGGGTTGATCGCAATATTAAAGTGCCGTTGACCGAACCCCAAAAGGCCGGCATTGCTTCTTTTTGCCCATACAACGTTGGCCCCGGCAAGTGCTTCCCCTCGACGTTCTACAAACGTATCAATGCTGGTGACCGTAAAGGTGCATGTGAAGCAATCCGCTGGTGGATTAAAGATGGCGGCAGAGATTGTCGTTTGACCAAAGGCCTGAAGAACGGCTGCTTTGGCCAGGTTGAACGGCGTGATCAGGAAAGCGCGCTGGCGTGCTGGGGGATAAAGTAATGAGTCGAATCACAACAGTTACCACTGCAGCGTTCATCTGTTTTTTGGTTACCATGGTCTGGGCGATAAATCACTACCGCGATAACGCGATTTCCTACAAAGAGCAGCGCGATAAAGCAACAGAGAGGCTCAGCCTGGCGAGCGCCACGATTAATGACATGCACACTCGTCAGCGCGATGTTGCTGCGCTGGATGCCAAATACACCGGAGAACTCGCTAATGCAAAAAAGCAGCTTGATGATTTGCAGCGTTGCGTTAGCACTGGCAAGTGCGGGCTGCGCATCAACGCAAAGTGTCCCAAAAGCGGAACGACCGGCTCCACCGGCCTGGATGATGTATCCGGCCCCCGACTTACTCTCGCCGCTGAACGGGATTATTTCACTCTTAGAGAGCGAATCGATATCGTCACAAAGCAACTAACTGGGCTTCAGAATTATGTGCATGAACAGTGCTTGAAATAGTAGGTGATTCAGATTGATCCTAAGGTTAAAATTTTTTTTTATAAAAGGGGATTAACATGGATCAAGTAATTGTACGGACGAAAGCAGAACTTGAGTGTGCGCAGAAAAACAAAGCTGAAATCATTCGTATAGAAGGAAAATTAGCTAATAAAGTTCGCAAAGGGAAGGCGGTTGCCAAAGCTAGTGGTGTTGCTTTGGCTGCGATTTCAGTTGCGATTGGAGCTTCGTTAACTGCAACACCGATCACTGGTGGTTTATCTATGGTAGGTATTGCACCCGTTGCGGCTTTCACAGGCTTTGAAATTGCAGCGATAATTGCTGCTGCATCTATTGGTATAGCACTACTAGTTGCGGTTTTTAAAGACTACGAAGAAATCGAAGCGGGGGATGGGAAGTTGGTCCTTAGGCGTCGTAGTAGGAATTAATGCACTTTCAAGCACAGACATTACAGCAGGTTTTCACTGAGAGCCGGTTCTAAGACACAATGATTCCTCAGGAAAGGAGGAGGGAACTTGGAAGAGAAAACGCAGTGGTTTTTTTCCTGTAATGCTTACGATGCAACCACATGGGAACACTTGCCTGAGTATTCGTATGGTGATGTCTATAGTTGCTGTGGCAACCAAACCCCGTATGAAATTTTTGAGTCTTTAATGGCTGAAAAACAAGGGTTAGGAGACAACCTCTGGGTACAATGCATAGCCTTTAACAAAGTTTAGCCGCCTTCGGGCGGTTTTTTATTGCTATCCTCATGGATAGGCTGATAGGTATGGCAATACTACTATTAGTAGATGATCACATACATTTCCACAAAAACCCATAAAGAAGGTAATGATACTCAGTTTATACTAAATTACCTTAGCCATTCAAAAGGAATGAACCTTCTACCACGAGTGGCTAAGATGTTTTAGTTTTTAATAATAACACCCATGCAATTAAGTGGTTTTAATTGGGGGGTAAGGATGATGAGTTTTTAGCCCATTGCTAATTAAATCTGCTAACAGAGGTAATGGCCATACAACACCAATTTGAGGATCTTTTGAAGAAAGGGTTATTCTGCCAGAGTATATTCCCATCAATCTGAAATATTTAAATTTTCTAATCTGTCTAATATTATTCGGATCAATTCCTGAGATTTTTTTTATCGCTTTTTTGTTACCGGTTAGACTCTTTTTATATAATGATTCATATTTTGGGTTGTAAATGTAATGGTCACGGTCCTCGCTTGCGAATACAGGAGAGCCAGACATGCCTGGGTTGGTGAAAGTATCGATGTAAATTTTTTGAATTCCATCAAAAATAAGTTGTGGTTCGCTAGCAATAGTACCTTTTTTCCATATAGGCAGATTTGGTGAGACACTTTGCCCCCACGGATATCCGACAATAAATAAGTTTGATGTGATGTCTACTGCAATGTCATCCACTAATTCAATATCTTTTTGAGTTGTGATGGCAAAACGATGACTCTCGCTAATTTCTATTTTTAAAGCAACCAAGTCAACCCCTTTACTTCTATCCTTGTGTTCTATAAAAACAGAATCTTCATCGATGTTTAAATGAATGTTGGCTACAACCCCATGCTCCTTCCCATCAAAGTAAGGGATGTCAAAAGAAATGCGATCAGGTGAGTCTGGATAACCTTCTAGCAAGCACTCTGGATTTTTTGGCTCTCTACATGTTAATACATGATAATTTGTAATAAGGAAGTAATCTTCCTCATGTTCATAGAAAAAACCTGTGCCTGAACCAATGATTCTTCCATTTTTAGATAAACTTAAATTCAAAGAGAAAAGGGAGATTTTCGAAATTCCCATAACATCCTCATAATCTGTTAACTGAGATATTTTTTTGGCTCAGTAGTATACATTGTTGCAAGACCAACACTAAGCGGAACGTGTTCATCAATAGGTTCTTACCATGGCAAAACCGGACTGGGGCATGCTTCAGCAACGGTTCCTGTCCGATCATGCCGAAACCGGCGTATCACCGAAGGAGTGGTGTGAAGCGCAGGGACTGAATTACGCTACCGCCCGTCGATATATCAAAAAACCTTCTGCACAGACTGCGCAAAAAACTGCGCAGAAAAAAATGCGCACTGCGCAGAAAGAAAAAAGTGTAGAGGAACTGGTTAACAGCAAACTCAGCCCGAAGGTAAAGCGCTTCATTGCTGAATACCTGAAGGACCAGAACGCCACGGCAGCAGCTGAGCGAGCTGGCTATAGTGACCCAAACTATGGTCGTCAGCTCATAGCGAATCCTAACGTTGCGCAGGCTCTTGCGCAGCAGCAGAAAGCCTCCATTGCGCGCACGCTTGCTGATGCCGATGAGGTGTTGACCCAGATGTGGCAACTCGCCACTTTCGATGCAAACCAGCTCTCACAGTATCGCCGCGGTGCCTGTCGTTACTGCTGGGGCTTCGGTCACCATTACCAGTGGCGCGATGCTGTTGAGTTCGAGGAAGAGACGGCAAAAGTCGAGGGCAGAGAAGGGGCGCGGCTGCCGGAGGACACAGGCGGTTATGGATACGACCACAACCGGGAGCCAAATTCAGCATGCCCGCGCTGTAATGGTGACGGCATTGGCCAGCCTTATTTCCCTGATACGCGCAAACTCCCGGCTGTTTCCCGGCTCGCTTATTCGGGTGTGAAGGTCGGCAAGAACGGCGTTGAAATCACAGCCATCAGCCGTGAACGCATGTTTGAAGCGGTGATGAAGCGTCTTGGCCTGGCAGATAGTGAGTTCGCGCAGAAGCTGCAGCAAATCGAAATCGACCGCCGATTGCTGGAGATCGAGAAACTCCGCAAAGAGCTGGCCGGTGATGGTGACGACGATGAACCAACCCCAGTGCAAATTAATATCAACGTAGTAGATGCGAGGGCAGATGATGGGGATCAGCCCGACACTTAACATCCCGCAGGCACGCTTCCTGGCGATGCAGCACAAGTTCAAAGCCTACGTCGCCGGTTTCGGTTCTGGTAAGACGTGGGTGGGCTGCGGCGGCATCTGTAAGGGAATGTGGGAGTTCCCGAAGATTAACCAGGGCTACTTCGCGCCGACGTACCCTCAGATCCGCGACATCTTTTATCCCACCGTTGAGGAAGTGGCCCACGACTGGGGCCTTACCGTGAAAATCAACGAGGGAAACAAGGAGGTCCATTTCTACGAGGGGCGACGCTATCGCGGAACAACGATCTGCCGCTCGATGGAGAAACCTGGTTCGATTGTAGGTTTCAAAATCGGTAACGCGATGGTCGATGAACTGGACGTGATGCCGGCGGCGAAAGCGCAGCAGGCATGGCGAAAAATCATCGCGCGTATGCGTTACAACGTTCCGGGTCTGCGAAACGGTATCGATGTCACTACCACGCCGGAAGGCTTCAAGTTCGTCTATCAGCAATTCGTGAAGGCTGTGCGGGATAGGCCTGAACTGACTGCCCTGTACGGATTGATTCAGGCCAGCACGTTCGACAATGCGAAGAATCTCCCTGACGATTACATTCCGTCATTGCTCAGCTCATACCCGGACGAGCTGATCCAGGCGTATCTGCGCGGGAAGTTCACGAACCTCAACAGCGGGACGATTTACCACACCTTCAACCGTAAACTGAATAACTGCACTGACGAGATTCAGGACAACGATCCACTGTTTATCGGTATGGACTTCAACGTGGGGAAAATGGCCGCGATTGTTCACGTGAAACGTAACA